TATAAGATATTATCTGTTTTTGTCAAGGCCCAACCGGTGCCTTTAACCACGACAGGAGAAACACGATGAGTGATGACTTGACGAAATTGATGGAGCAAGACTTCGAGGAGACCCTAGCTTCGTCTGTTGAAAAAGTAGACCAACAGGGGCTCACTTCGGTAGCCGCTTTGGCCCGCCAAATCCGAGACAAAGAAGAAACTATCTCACGTCTTGAGGAAACCCTCAAGAAAGAGAAGAAAACTCTTCTGAAGCTCACGGATGAAGAAATGCCAGCCATGCTTGCTGAAATCGGCATCTCTTCGTTTAGCCTAGATGACGGTTCAACCGTTGAGGTTAAACAAACCTACGGGGCTTCAATCCTCGTAGACAATCGTCCGGCTGCTTACGAGTGGCTGCGTGAACACGGGTACGATGACATTATCAAAAATACTGTCCTCTGCCAGTTTGGACGCGGAGAAGACGATTTAGCAAGTTCGTTCGCTGCATTCGCGCAGCAACAAGGCTATGTTCCCGAGCAAAAGACAGAAATCCATCCGCAGACGCTACGCGCCTTTATCAAAGAACGCGTGGAAGAAGGGGAAGCATTTCCTATGGAGCTTTTCGGAGCATGGGTTGGCCAACGTGCAGTTATCAAGAGGAGTAAATAATCATGACTAAAGCAGTCGCAACTAAGAAGAACTCAGAAATTATGGAGTTCGATCCATCAATGTTTGAAGCCGATGCAGGCCGTGGCATGGAGAACATGGGGCAAGAAGACTTTGCGCTTCCTTTCCTCAAAGTTCTGTCAGGTAATGACCCTGTATTGGATGAAAACGAGAATGCTCGTAAGGGCGATATTTATAACACCGTCACTGGTGCGATCTACAAAGGTAAGGACGGCATTCGTGTCATCCCGTGTGCTTACCAGCGTCGGTTTATCCAGTGGGCTCCGCGTGGCAGCGGAACCGGTGCGCCCGTGGCAATTTACGAGCCCGGTGATAACCGACCCGAAACTCAACGCTCTACTGAAGACAACAAAGACTATGTTGTCGACGGCAACGGTGAGTACATCGAGGAAACTCACCAACACTTTGTCATTCTGTTGAACCCAGAAGGCGGTGCGGAGACAGCCCTCATTGCTATGAAATCTACGCAGCTCAAGAAGTCGCGTAAGTGGAACAGCATGATGGCGTCGCGCCAAATGCAGGGGAAGAACGGGCCGTTCACGCCGCCTCGGTTCTCCCACATTTACCACCTCAAAACGGCTCAAGAGGAAAACTCAAAAGGCTCGTGGCACGGTTGGGAAATGTCTGTAGATGGCCCGATTACCGATGCAAGCTTGTACGGAAGAGCTAAAGGGTTCGCGGACAGCATCACGGCTGGCGACGTTGTTGTCAAACATACGGAAGATGGAGGGGGCGGCGATACACCGTTCTAAGTCATCGTTGCGGCGGGGCTTCGGCTCCGCCGCATTTTTCTCCGTAGGAGGCAACAATGTCAGTCGAGAAGTTCGCGTCCATATTCGATGGACTGAAGGAAGCTTATGGCTACTTCAAAATAGAGAAGACAGGAGCCAATGGCAAAGCCAAGGGTAAGGCAGGCGTAGTACGCGAACCTCGGACCCAAAAGCTTTGGGAGAACCACCTGTCAGGAAAGGGGAGCGGCCTTGGCATTATTCCCATCAACGAAGATAACTGTTGCAAGTGGGGATGTATCGACATCGACCAGTATCCGCTTGACCATAAGTTAATTATTGAAAAAATTAGGCGGCTGAAGCTGCCACTTGTCGTCTGCCGTTCTAAGTCTGGCGGCGCACACTGCTTTCTGTTTTCCAAAGAGTGGGTCGAAGCAAGGGACATGCAGAAGGCTCTGCAACATATGTCCGCGGCCCTCGGTTATGGAGAGAGCGAAATATTCCCCAAGCAGGTCAAACTGCATCTGGACCGTGGGGATGTCGGAAATTTCTTAAATCTGCCGTATTACGACCATGAAAACGGTCTGCGCTACGCATTCCTAGATGACGGTACGTCAGCGACGCTCGAAGAATTTTTTGAGCTGTACGATAAATATGCCCAAACCCCAGAAGAAGTTGTTAAGCTGCAAGTAGTAGGCAGCGGCGAGACCGAACTACTTCAGGACGGCCCGCCCTGTTTGCAGATACTTTGTAAGATTAAGATCAGCGAAGGGGGCCGAAATAATGGGCTATTCAACATCGGGGTGTATTTACGAAAAGCATATCCTGACAGTTGGGAATCCGAAATACTACGTTACAACATGGAGTACCTATCTCCGCCATTGCCATTGCCGGAGGTCAACATAGTTGCCAAGCATGTCCAGCGCAAAGACTATGCTTACAAATGCAACGACGCTCCAATCAAGGCTTACTGTAACAAAGAGCTATGCCGCACAAGGCAACACGGCGTTGGGGCCGCGGTATCTGGTGCCATCATAGCCAACCTTCGCAAATACAATTCGACACCACCTGTGTGGTTCATGGACGTCAACGGTGAGCCTCTGGAGCTAGACACAGAAGCTTTGATGAACCAGATGACGTTCCAGCGGGCTTGCATGGAGCAGCTTAACTTTATGCCGCGCTCCGTAGCCAAGCAGCAATGGGAAGGCCGCATAAGCACCCTGCTTACTGAAATGCGGGACAACGAAAGCGCGATCATCGAAGTGGCACAAGACGCTAGTATCAGCGGTCAGTTCTATGATTACTTAGAAGAGTTCTGCCGCCATCTACAGCAAGCGCAGGATAAAGAAGAAATCCTGCTCCGCCGCCCATGGACCGATGAAGAGCAGGGCATCACTTATTTCCGCCTCAAAGACTTTGAAGCTTTCTTGCGGAAAAATAAGTTTTTTGAATACAAATCCCACAAGATTGCCCAACGCCTGCGCGACATTAACGGCGAAAGCGTTGTGTTAAAAATTAAAGGCCGTGCGGTTAGGGTCTGGCAAATACCTTCGTTCGACAGTGTCGATGTTGATATTGATCCCCCAGCATTTGGCAGTCAGGAGGCACCGTTTTGACGAAGCATGATTACACAATACGCAACCGCAAGATTTACGAAGCATGGTCGAAGAAGCGTATGACGTTTACCGCCATAGGGCGCATTTACGGGTTAAGCCGGGAGCGTATCCGCCAGATAGTCAGACAGATAGAGGCGGAGAATGTTTAGGATATTTGGACCGCCCGGGACGGGCAAAACCACAACCCTACTAAATATGGTCGACGATGCCCTAGAAGCGGGCGTACACCCCCATCGCATCGCTTTCCTGGCCTTTACCCGCAAAGCGGCTAACGAGGCCAAAGAACGCGCCGCAGCGCGGTTTGGGCTCGATCCAAAGAAAGACCTGATCTACTTCCGCACCCTGCATTCGCTGGCGCTAACTTCTACAGATATTAGACCAGAACAGGTCATGCAGGCGGCGCATTACAAAGAGCTGGGGAACGCCATCGGCGTAAGTCTAGTTGGCGCAAAACACGACCAGTTTGAGGACATCCCAACGATGACCGCGGCCAACGATCCTGTTCTTGGCTTGATTAACTTGGCGCGTATGCGTCAGGTATCGCTGCGGGACCAATATAACCACAGCAACATTGAACCGGATTGGAATACGGTTAACTATGTAGACAAGTGTTTGCGTGAGTACAAAGAAAAGATGGGTTTGTACGACTTTACCGATATGTTGACAGAGTTTGTCCGCCAGTCGGATAAGTATTGCCCAGAGTTTGAGCTGTGTTTTCTTGACGAAGCGCAAGACTTGAGCAACCTACAGTGGGACATCGCCGACATCTTGGATGCGAAATCGACGCGCATGTATGCCGCGGGCGATGACGACCAAGCCATTTATCGCTGGGCTGGCGCAAACGTCGACCGGTTCATCAATCTACCCGGCGGATCGGAGACGCTGTCGCAGTCTTACCGTATTCCTCGGCGCGTGCATGAAGTGGCGGAGAATGTGGTGCGTCGCATTGCCAGACGGTTTCCGAAAAGATACGAACCCCGTGATGGGGCCGGCAACATGACGCGAGTGAACACTATCAGTGCGCTCGACATGACACAAGGGTCGTGGCTCATTTTATCGCAGGCAGGCTACCACCTACAGCCTGTGGCTAAGGACTTGAAATCAAACGGTTATTTATTCAACTACCGCGGCCATCGGTCCATCAGCGAAGAGATTTCTGACGCAGTAAATGGATGGGAGCAGTTGCGTAAAGGAAAAGAAGTTTCCGGTGAGGTAGCCCGCAAGATTTACAGCTTTATGTCCATCGGTAATCGCGTCACGCGTGGCTTTAAAAAGCTGCCGGGTGTCGGAGACCTTGATTTAGTTAACTTGCAGGACTTGACTGTTAACCACGGATTGCTGGCGACCTCACGCATGATTTGGTCAGAGGCCATGGATAAGCTGCCCGAAACGGACAGGGCCTATATCACGGCATTGTTACGTCGTGGAGAGAAGTTTAATGGCATTCCCCGCATTACAGCATCCACGATCCACGGGTCAAAAGGCGGCGAAGCGGATAACGTCGTGTTGTTCACGGACCTCAGTCCAGCCGCAGACGAAGAAATGCGGATTAACCCAGATGACATGCACCGTGTGTTTTATGTTGGCGTCACACGGACCAAGCAGAACCTCTACATCGTCGACGCAGAAGACTTATCAAGGAGTTATGACCTATGAAGAAAATGACTTGGGATGAATGGAGAGAGCATGAGCTGGCCAAGCGCAAGAAATACAAAGAGATGGGCGTCATCGACTTTGAAGCCATCCGCGTTCAGAAAATGTGGAATGACCCTACAGTTCGCAACGATGAGATTCCATCCGTGAAGTTTGAGTTCGACGAAGAATTAGGCACCTTTGTATTTGCAGGCTACGTTAATAAGGTAGAACACTAATGAACAGAGACCACATCCTCAACCAAGCGCGTGACCTGATTAACGGCCAACGGGCTCAAGACTACGGCGATGCTTATGTAAACCACGGGCGCATTGCTATCGGCTGGGACGTTATTGCCAAGACCGCAATCAAAAAACACGGCAGAATAACCCCGGCCCACGTCGCCTTGATGATGGATTGGGTCAAAACAAGCAGGCTAATGGAAAGCATCGACCACGTCGACTCGTGGATCGACAAGGCAGGCTATACAGGACTGGGCGGCGAATTTGCCCTAAAAGAAGAGGAACCAGATTTTGGCAGGATTACAGATGGCGATGTTCGCACCCAAGAGTGAGTGGGTGCCCCCACTGGAGTTGCCGGACATTACAGGCGCGTCGAAGATTGCAATCGACGTTGAAACAAAGGACTCGAACCTCAAGCAGAACGGTCCCGGCTGGCCCACAAAAGATGGCTACATCGTAGGTTATGCCATTGCAGTTGACGGCTGGTCAGGTTATCTGCCTGTCAGACACATGGGCGGCGGCAACCTTGACGAAAAGATTGTTTCGCGCTGGCTCAAAAAAGTATTTGAATGTCCCGCTGACAAGATCATGCACAATGCTCAGTATGACCTTGGCTGGATCAGAGCAACAGGGTTTACCGTCAACGGTCGGATTATCGACACTATGGTGGTTGCCTCGTTGCTCGACGAAAACCGTTTCAGCTACAGCTTGAACGCGCTGGCCTACGACTTGCTCAACAAGACCAAGTCGGAGAAGGCGTTAGTCGAGGCTGCCAGAGAGTTCGGTATCGACCCGAAAGCTGAAATGTGGAAGATGCCAGCTATGTACGTCGGGCCATACGCAGAAGCGGATGCTGAACTTACCCTCGAACTCTGGAATTACTTCTCGGGGCAACTTAGCAAAGAAGACTTGTGGCCTATCGCTAATCTCGAACTTGATCTGCTCCCATGCCTCGTCGACATGACCATGCGTGGCGTTCGCGTCGACCAGGATAGAGTTGAGCGGACTCGTGATAGCCTCCTCAAGCGCGAACGGGATGTCCTCAAACAGATTAAGCACATTGTGGGCAGTGACGTGGAAATCTGGGCGGCTCAATCGCTCGCTAAAGCTTTTGACAAAGCTGGCATCCATTATCCCCAGACCGAAAAGGGCGCACCGAGCTTCACTAAGATGTTCCTCCAAGAGAACCATCATCCCCTCGCGCAGCTCATTGTTCAGGCTCGGAATCTTAATAAGACATCCGGCACTTTCATCAATACCATCATGAAACACTGCCACAGTGATGGCCGAATACATGCTCATATAAATCAAATCCGTTCGGACGACGGCGGCACGGTGTCGGGGCGTATCTCGATGTCGAACCCTAATCTACAACAAATTCCAGCCCGCGACCCAGAGTTGGGTCCTATGATCCGTTCACTCTTTCTCCCCGAAGAAGGCGAACAATGGGCTGCCATTGACTTCTCGCAGCAAGAACCGCGAATCTTGGTCCATTATGCCCATGTATACGGCAAGATGCGAGGAATTGAGCTGGAAGGAGCGGCAGAGTTTGTCGCTGCTTACAACGAAGACCCAAGCACTGACTTCCATACCATGGTTGCAGAGATGGCGAACATCCCACGCAAGCAAGCCAAGACGATCAATCTTGGGATGATGTATGGCATGGGCGTCAATAAACTGTCAGAACAGCTCGACATTACCGTCGAAGAAGCCAAGGGCATCATCAAGCAATACCACGACCGCGTTCCGTTTGTGAAAGGCCTGATGACAGGCGTGATGAACCGTTTGAATGAGAAAACGTCTGGCGGATCACTGCGCTCGATCCTTGGACGCAAGTGCCGCTTCGATTTGTGGGAACCAGATAGCTTTGAGATGAACAAAGCTTTGCCTTACAAAGACGCTATCGACGCTTATGGGCCCACGACACGCTTGAAACGTGCTTACACCTACAAAGCATTAAACAGGCTAATCCAAGCATCGGCTGCGGACATGACCAAAAAAGCCATGGTCGATCTGTACAAAGCAGGGCATCTGCCCATGATCCAGATTCATGACGAAATCGCTATGTCCGTAAAGAACATCGACGAAGCGCATGAAATCGCCAGGATTATGACTGAAGCCGTGCCCCTCGATGTACCAAGCAAGTGCGACGTGGAGATAGGCCCGTCATGGGGCGAGGCTGTATAGCTCCGTATTGTTGCAAGACACTGCTCAACTGACCCCGCTTCGGCGGGGTTTTTCTTGCAATCTTGCATATTCTCTTATAAAATCCTACACATACCGGAGCTTCGGAGAATGATTGATGGATACTACACGCTGGAAAAGTGTCCTCGTACCTCGTGAGGTATATGAGGAAATAAAAGAATTGTCGAAAGAGGAGGGCCGCACCATCGGTGGTCAGCTCCGCGTCGTCTTCGACTGGTACAAAGAGCAACAAGGTCAACCTGTTCGTGAGGTAGTCGATGACAAACGAGCAACGGGAACCCGGTGAAGTATGCGATTAAGTGTTGCACATCGCATACCATGTGGTATAGTCGATCCTGTGACTGATGTCACACTCCGTAGTTAAAACTCGCCCCTAGTTCGGTTGCCCCCGACTAGGGGCATTTTATCTCTAGGGAAAGATTTCGCTAAAAAGTTTCCGTGGAAACAGTCAGGAGAAAAAGATGGAAAGCCAAAAAGTTTTCGTCGATGGTCTCATCGCGAAGAAACCAAGAGACAAGGCCCCCGAGTGGGTCAAAGTAAATCTTAGCATTAAGCGCGAAGAACTCGCCGCGTGGCTCACGGGCCAAGGCGACGAATGGATCAACGTTCAAGTGTGCGAAAGCAAAAACGGCAAATGGTATGCGGAGGTAGATACATGGAAGCCGAAAAGCGCGTAGGTGAAATCGACTGGACTTGGGCCGTGGCACAATCAACAAATGACCGCCGTGGAAAATGATGCTAATCCAGACTATAACCCGCTTCGATTAACAGCCTATCTATGTGCTCCATTATTTCGTCTGCATCGTACTCGGAAAAGTCCATCAAGTTGTCGCGAGCGGCCACCCAGACTCGCAATCGGTCGTATGCGGATGGAGGGCGGTTCATGTCGTCACTTGTGAGCCCTCCCCGGATAGGGTCCGGGGCGCGGGCGTTTTTCTCATTGGTCGTCATTTTGTTCCTTTCCAGCCTTGCCCGCTTCCGGTGGATTGCCTAAGCCAAACGCCAGCCAAGCCGGATCGACCCGCAGTCCGGCAGCCAACTTGGTTAGTTGCCACAGCTTTGGTCCCATCTTGCGAGCCCTTGGGCACGCTTCCGGGGCAACCATTTGCGTGATTGCCTGTCGCGAGAGCGCAGTCGCGCGGGCGGTGTCGCGTTGTGAGTAGCCACGGACATCCATAGCCCGCTGCAATCGCTGGCGGAAGCCGTCCATGACCTCCAGTCGATCAGTCATGTTGCAGCACTCCGACGATCTGGGGAA